AATATTCATTACAGACGAATTGCCTTTAAGTCCTTGATACACTTCTTCGCTCGGATCATACATTGTCGGCCACCTCGCTCAATGCTTTCCTTACTTTTTCCTTTACTTCTGCTGCCTTGGCATCAGCCGCAGGATACAAGAAAGGTTTATTAACTGCCGGTGAAAACTCTACCACCAGGCCATAGGCAAATCTGTTCTTGCCCCTGGCATTAGCCTTTACATAAGCCACGGTCTTGCCCTCGCTCATCTCCACATGAATGCTGTCACGCAGTTTACCTGAGTCAACAGGCACTCTTGTTTTAGCTTCCGTGGCAATAAGCTCGGCTCCTTCTTCCAAGGCACCGCTGACTTTCGCCAGCATCTCAGGCTTTAGCTTATCTAAGAGTTCCCACACAGTTCTGTACTTAGCCATTAGACTGGATCACCTCCCGGCAGGACATCTGCAGGAAACGCCTGTTATCCAAGATTATTGGAGGCGCTGTCTGCTCAAAAGTTCTGCCATGCACATTATCCACAATAAGGTCAGTCTGCAGGATATCTACCCTGTAACGAATTGTTATCTCCGTAATTACTGAGTGAACAAGTTCATTAGATGAATTAACTGCATTGCTGCCTTTATCGTAGATGTTAGCCCAAACAATACATCTGTCGGAATACGGCACCTTTAGGATATGGCCTTCACTATCCTTGGCATTTACTTCTTTCCGGACAGTTACCCTGTCTCGAAAATCTCCCGGCTGGAATTCTTTCATTACTACCACCCAACCTTTCTGTACGGCCTTAGTAAAGTAAGCACCGCTTTCGGTACATCCTCACCATTTCGTTCCTCATAGAAATGTTCCGTCACAAGGATAATGGCTAGCCTTATGGAAGGCTCCATTGTTTCCGCTGTGACTTCCCACTTTAAAACATTATTCACATACTGCTGAGCCAAGAGGATAAGAGAGGAGATGAGGGTATCCTCCCCATCCCCGTCGACTCTTATGTACTCCTTGGCTTCAGCTACTGTCACCAAGAACTCGTCCATTTACTACCTCCTAGGCTGTCTTCATCTGAAGAATCTTAAATGCCTCAGGCAAAACTAGCTTGCCATCGACACGCTGCGTAGACATAAAACCTACTTGTCCATTCACAGCAAAGAGTTCGTTCAGTCTGTGGAAGCTTCGGCCTTGACGGTCGGCAACCCAATAGTAGCTTAAATCACCAAACCCAATTCCCTTAATGCCTGCCGCTAAAGCAGGAATATAAGAAGAAGTGTAAATAGGACGATTCAAGATAGTATCAGGTGTTTCTGCAGTCAAAGAAGGCTGCCACAGATACTGGCCATTACCATCCTTCAACTTTCTAAAAGCCTTTACCGTAGCTTCATTCATAACGAACACAGCTTTCTTTCTATAAGGGCTTCTTAAGGAATAGTAAAGGTCCATAGCTTCGTCAAAGGTGATAGCAGTTGCACTGTTAGCAGTGACGCTAACTTCCGCATTGCTAGCCGCGTCAAATATGCCAGTGGGTTTGCCGGTACCGTCTCCAATGAAGAAGGCTTCCTCTTCTTTGGTTCCGACTCTACGGCCAAATTCTTCTGCAATGTAGCTTTCCATGTTGAAAGCACCATCATTTAAGAGTTCGTCAGAAATCTTAATCATGGTACCAAGCTTAAAGGCCCCAATGGATACCTGACCAAACACCTCATTGCTTTCGGGAACGCTAGCACCTTCTTCCAGCCAGGAAGCACTGCCGTGAGAAGCCACTACAGGTATTTTCTTGTCCCCGGAAGCAGTAGTAATTACATTAGCTAATTGACGGAAGATATTATTTTCTTCCAAAGCCTTAACCAAGGTGTGCTCGAATTCATCAGGCACCAGATAACCGCCTTCGGTATCCGTGCCAATGGTCAGAGCATTTAATACGTCCTGGCTGGGGTTCTTGCTGCGCATAACTTTCCAAAATGCCTTAGCATAATTCTTGGAAGCCCTGCCAGTAGGCTCATCACCTAAGGTTACAACCTGCGGTTTTTCCACAATAGGCTTAGCTGTAGCCATAGCTAGTTCCTTATCTAAGTCTTCCTGTCTCTTAAGTCTTGCTACCTCTTTACCCATGTTTACAACATCTGCTTCCATGCGATCATAAACTTCCGCATCTTCAGCACCTAACATACCTCCCTTGCTTTTGGTATCCAAAAAGTTCTTTGCATCTTGCCATGCCTTTGCTCTTTTTTCCATCAAATCTAAAATTTTACTCATGTGTAAATCCTCCCTAAAATGTTTTTTATTATTTATATGTAAAAAGCCTTACTTTTATAAGGCTTGAGATTAATGCTCTAAGAGCTTTAATCTTTTTTCAAATAAAGAAACCGGCAACCCTTTAGGTTCCGGATTTGAATCAATAATTTTTTCAGCTTGTTTAATCTTGTTGCACAATGCTACTTCGGCAGTTTTAGTGGCAAACATAAATGCACTGTCTGCTTCCTCATTCCGGTCTTCGTTTCTTTCATACATAATCTCATCTGCAAAACCTAACTCCACGGCTTTATTGGCATTAAGCCAAGTTTCATTATCCATAAGCTTGGAAATCTTATCTCGAGCCATACTAGTCTTAAGTTCATAGGCATTAATAATGGATTCCTTGATTTCGTCAAGCATCTGAATAACTGTCTTAAACTCCTTTGCTTCACCGACTGCCATTGTAAATGGATTATGAATCATCATTACAGCTGTAGGACTCATAAGGATCTTGCCACCTGCCATGGCAATAACCGAAGCAGCACTTGCAGCCAGGCCATCAATCTTTACTGTAACGTCTCCCTTGTACTCCATAAGCATTGTGTAAATCTGTGATGCAGCAATGCAATCCCCACCGGGAGAATTAATCCAAACTGTTATATTCCCAGTTCCTTGCATTAACTCGTCTTTAAACATCCCAGGCGTTATTTCATCTCCGTACCAACTCTCGTCTGCAATAGTGCCGTTTAGTACTAATACCCTTTCCTGTATTTCTGTTCCTTCTTCATTTTTTAATGTCTTGTTTTTCCATTTCCAGAACTTTTTCATCGGTCCCCTCCTGTTTTTTTATTGCTGCTTTAATCTGGATCATGTTTCCATTAACTAAATATAAATTTCCGCCTTCATTTTCAGGTATCTGGTCTAAGTTCTCCAGTTCCCTGATATCATTGGCGCTCATCCAGCCATTCTGCCTTGCTACGGCATAGCCACTCATACGGCTCTGATAATCTCCTCTGAGCAAGCCATCTACATTGAACTTAATAAAATACTCTTTCTTTGCTTCACTGGTTAAAAGACTTCTCATCATGGCTTGTTCCCAACGCACTAGCCAGGGTTCCAATGTGTATTTCACAAATTCTAAAGACTGTTGCTCTATATTAGAAAAGCTCGATTTCTCAAGGTCTCCCACCATATGGGGAGGAACCCGGAAAATTCGAGCTATCTCGTTAATCTGAAATTTTCTTGTTTCTAAAAACTGTGCCTGTTCGGGCGAAATACCAATCGGTGTATACTTCATGCCCTCTTCCAGTACTGCTATCTTGTGAGAGTTGCCGCTGCCCTGATAAACAGAGTTCCAACTTTCCCTTACTCTCTCCGGATCCTTTACGATGCCCGGATGTTCTAAAACTCCTCCAGGAGACGCACCATTAGCAAAGAACTTGGCTCCGTATTCCTCACAGGCTATGGCCATGCCAACCGCGTTCTTGGCCATTGCTATAGGAGAATAACCAATGATACCGTCAAAGCCAAGTCCGGGAATGTGCAGTACATCCCGTGGCTGAAGAATAACTACATTTTCCTTATTGAGATGTGCTTCGTCCGGGCCACGATAATATTGATAATACAATCTCCCATGTAAATCTCTATCCACGGTCATGCGATTGGGCATTAAAGGATATAAGGCCACAACTTCACTTTTGCCATTTCGTATAATCTGAGCATAAGCATTACCCCACAATAAAAGATGCGTCATAAGCGTCTCTCTAAAAACAAATGAAGTCATCTCCGGGTTAGGCTCATCGTGGAGTAAAAAATATAGCGGATTGCCTAATGCCTTTTCCTTGCCACCACTGTCCTTGTACTTATACATATGTAGCGGCAATCCTGCCACGGCCTCTGCCAATATCCTTACGCAGGAATACACCGCTGTCATCTGCATGGAAGAACGCTCCGTCACCATCTTTCCACTTGAGGAACTGCCCCAGAAGAAGTAATGACCTAAGCTGTTCTTGGGTTTATCTCTCGATTTGAATACTTTACTGATTAAGTTGAAAATTTTAACCACCTCCATGTTTACTTTGTTACAAAAACAAGTTAAAATAAATAAAATGGTGCCATGGAACCATATTTTCTTTTTTGGGAATTCAAAAAGAAGCATCTTGAATTTTGGCCCCGGTTAAGGTATAATAATCCTAACAGAACCCGACACGCCTCTCAACGATGCGTACCACGTCGGGTCATTTAATTATATAGGAGCAAAATATGAATCTAAAAGATTATCAAGATGCCATAGACATACACGAACAGATTATAAATTTAAAAGCTCTTGGTCTCATAATTAATGATGAAGCCTTTGCAAGTGAATTTTTAAATGATGTGTCATATTATCGTTTTATTAAAGCATATAGCCTAGGATTAAAAGCAAAAAACGGTAACTATAGTTCTGGCGTAACTTTTGCCCAGCTTGTTGAGCTATATCTATTTAATGCCAATTTTCGCCAAATTTTATTTCCTCAAATCGAAAAAATTGAAATCAATTTACGTTGCCGTGTTTCTAATTATTTCTCAGTAAAATATGGCCCTCTTGGTCATTTAGACTCTCAAAATTTTGCCAATGCTGTTTACCATGCCGCTTTTATTAAAGAGGCGTTAAATGAAACAAATAGAAATATGCGCTCACCTTTTATAAAAAATTTTAAAACAAACTACCAAAACGGTCATATCCCATTCTATGCACTAGTTGAAATACTTAGTTTTGGTACTCTTTCCAAGTTTTTCAAAAATCTAAAAAACGAGGATAAAAAAGCAATCGCCAAAACATATGGTATAGGATATAACTACTTTGAAAGCTGGATTGAAGCCATATCCTACATCAGAAATATTTGTGCCCATTATGGAAGATTGTACAATGCTAAACTTTCCAAGACACCTATGCTCTATAAAAAAGACAGAAGCTTGAAACTCTCTAGCATCCGCATTTTTGGTACATTATTATGTATGAAACATTTACTTGTTTCAGACAAACACTGGAATAGTTTTATCGACTCAATAAATATCCTTTTTCAAAAGTATCCTCATGTTAAGAAAGAAACCATGGGATTTCCCGATAATTGGCTTGAACTTTTAAGGCATTAACATCTTTTAGATATTTCTATGAACTGTCTGTTTACTTTGTTACAATATTACGTTAAAATAAAACCAACATCTCCCCCATGCCTCTGTGGAAACACACGCACACTTGGGGGCGTTTTGTTTATTCGATAACAAGCAATCCTCTCCCATCATACACAGAACCGCCTCCGCCATCATTCCTTAATGCCCTGTCCAAGGCCATGATAGTTGCCACGGCACCGTCTATCTTCTCTGTGGACTTTTCCTTATCTGCCTTTATGTTTCCGGCAGGATCCGTCCGGATGAAGATGTTATCCATCATCCAACGCAATACCGGGTGCCCGCCGTGAGCGAGTTTTTTTAAAAACAAGGAAAACTTATTTTAACCTGATGTAATATGTCGCTCTCCCTACTCCCTCGCGTTTTAATTCTCCTAATTCAATAAGTTTTCGTAGAGATCCCTCAATTGAACTTAGGCTTAGGTAAGGACACAGCTCTCTTATATCCTGCTTAGAAAATTTTCCTATTTTATTATAGGCTGCCTTTCTAACCATATCTACAGCCGGAAGTTTAATTTCCACAATATCGAATCTGTCCTCAAAGTCCTTATACGCTGATAAAATTATGCCTAAAATATATTTTGTAAAAGGAAGGACATCTTCCTTGCCTTCACGCCATCCAGCCTGAGACCGCCCCAATGCGTCATAATATAGTCCCTTATTCCTTGCAATCTTAGCCTCTAAAGAAATGTACTTTCCAACGTAGAATCCGGCTCGATACAATAGCAACGCAGTTAAAAGTCTACTCATCCTTCCGTTTCCATCATTAAAGGGATGGATACATAAAAAATCATGTATGAAAATCGGTATGGCAATTAATGGCTCTACTTCCATGTTTCCAGTTACACGGTTGTATTCCATGCATATTCTGTCTAATGCCGCAGGAGTTTCGTAAGGAGCAAGCGGTGTAAACAAAATCTCAGTATGCCCGTCAGGATAGGTAGCACTGATGTAATTCTGAACGTTTTTTGTTTGCCCAGCCATTGGATTATTCATATGACCATACATTATTTTATGGAGTTGAAGTATGTAATTTTTCGAAATGGCGATTGTATCAAAGCTTTCATGAATAATGTTTAACACATCTCGATACCCGGCTATCTCTTGCTCATCCCTATTTCTAGGAGTTGTTTTTTCTTCTACCAATTGTTTAAGGCGTGTACTCGTTGTGACAATACCCTCAATAGCATTTGATGCCTCTGTGCTTTGAATTTTTGCTATCTCCACAAGTTTGTCTAATTCTTCCGGTCTCTGCTTTAAATATTGTTCTTGTTTACCGGTTTCTTTGTATATAGCCGCAATATATCCAAGTATCTCAGAATCCCATTTTTCTTCTCTTAATTTTGAATAATTGAATGTTCTCATACCTTGCCACCTTCTTTCCCCTTAAATGTTAAGATTTTTTAAGGGAAAAGTCAAGTATTAAGGGTATTTTAGGCTGTTTTCGTTCATAGAATCAACAATCCCCTGTCATTATACACAGAACCGCCTCCGCCATCATTCCTTAATGCCCTGTCCAAGGCCATGATAGTTGCCACGGCACCGTCTATCTTCTCTGTGGACTTTTCCTTATCTGCCTTTATGTTTCCGGCAGGATCCGTCCGAATGAAGATGTTATCCATCATCCAACGCAATACAGGATGCCCACCATGAGCAAGTTTCTGTTCCAGCGTGAGCTTCATGAGTTCTTTAGTAGGTGGAGACATATCTTTATATCCCTGACCAAAAGGCACCACAGTGAAACCCATGCCCTCAAGGTTCTGTGTCATCTGCACAGCGCCCCAACGGTCAAAGGCTATTTCTTTAATGTTGTACTTCTCACCCAGCTTTTCTATGAACTGCTCAATATAGCCATAATGCACCACGTTCCCTTCTGTAGTCTGAATGAAACCCTGCTTCTGCCAGATGTCATAAGGCACATGGTCACGTCTTACCCGAAGGTCTAGCGTTTCCTCCGGCACCCAGAAATATGGCAGTATTATATATTTATCGGCTTCGTACTCTGGTGGAAACACAAGAACAAAGGCCGTTAAATCTGTAGTAGAAGATAAGTCCAAACCACCAAAACAAATGCGGCCTTCCAAGGCTTTTTCATTTACCGGAAAAGCGCAGGCATCCCATTTTGTCATAGGCATCCAACGAATAGACTGTTTTACCCACTGGTCTAATCTCAGTTGCCTAAAGGAATTCTCTTCGCCCGGATTTTCTTTTGCTGACTCGCAGGCTGCCACAACCTTATCCATCCCTATGGTAATGCCAAGAGAAGGATTCGCCTTCTTCCACACTTCAGGACTGGTCCAGTCATCTGTTTCATCAGCACCGTAAATAACCGGGTAGAATGTCTTGTCATGTTTACGTCCTTGCAGGATATCTTTGGCCTTCTGATGTGTTTCATAGCAGATGGAATTGGTATCCGTCCCTGCGGTTGTAATAAGAAAGTACAAAGGCTGCATACGGGCGTCACCGGAGCCTTTAGTCATAACATCAAAGAGTTTTCTGTTTGGCTGTGTATGCAGCTCATCAAAGATAACCCCATGAATGTTAAATCCGTGCTTGGAATATGCCTCCGCAGACAGCACTTGATAGAAGCTTTTAGTGGGCAAATATATAAGCCTCTTTTGAGAGGCCAAAATCTTAACTCTTTTATTTAAGGCGGGACACATTCTTACCATATCGGCAGCTACATCAAATACAATTGTAGCCTGGCCCCGGTCTGCAGCACAGCCGTAAACCTCAGCCCTCTGCTCTCCGTCTCCGCAACACAAAAGAAGTGCCACGGCTGCAGCAAGCTCAGACTTCCCGTTCTTTTTTCCTATCTCAATATACGCCGTGTTAAATTGCCTATACCCATTTGGCTTAAGTGTACCAAAAAGGTCGCGTATAATCTTTTCCTGCCAGTCTATAAGTTCAAAAGGCTTCCCTGCCCAGGTGCCTTTGGTATGATGCAGGCACTCTATGAAACCAACTGCATAATCCGCAGCGACCTTATCATAAACGGAATCCTCGGCCATGAACTTCGTAGGCTTATATTTATCTAGCTTTCTCATCACTTCAATGGCCTCCCCTCCCTTCGGGCATAAAAATAAGCCGCTTCTCAGCGACTCCACGAGATACAGAGCCTTAAGGCCCTGTGTCTTTTTTTATTTTATAATCATTCTGAGTGCAGGAACCTGCTCTCTCTCGCCGTTGCTTTCTCTGAACCGTTTATTGACCTTTGTGAGTCCGTCCATCTTGCAGCCTAGTTCTTCAAACTTTGCTAAGATTGTAATCAGGCTTGAAAAGGTGCTGCTGATGGTAATGTGGTCAATGCCGTTCTCTTTGCAGAAATCAACTATGTCTTTCGCATCGGTAGGCCAAATGACCTCGCTCAAATCCAATGTTTCGTTTTCAGCTTCCAAGCTGTTGTTGTATGCCCAATAAATCGTGTAGTTGATTTTGTGGTCGCTAAGCTTGAATTCGCCCTTTGCTTTTAAGTCCTCAATCCAGTTAATTTTTTTCATGTCTGCTTGCCTCCTATTGTTTTGGTATGTGTATATTCCCATATATCAACACTAATAGCAAGCGAATTAAGGCAAGTATCTCGTATACTTTTCAGTTATATTTCTTCATCAAAACTGCCAGGCAAAGTTCCGTGCCTTCATCTTCAGCTACCGTATCCCAACCACGATCATAGTTTAAAACCACCATGTCCTCACGTGTTACAAAAAGCTTGGAAATTCTGCCCCGGTTTATCCCATAATCAGAACTTAATTCATAGTGCTTTACCTGATACCTATAAACTTTTCCTTTGATTAAAATCGTACCTTCTGACCACATAACTGCATTCCTCCTTGTTTTTCGTTATACACATATTCGCTCTA